AACGCATCGTTGAAAAAAGTGGTTGTTCTTATTTAGAAGAATTGGTTACATGTATTCATATCATTCAATTAAAACTATTAACAGCAATGCGTGTTGGGCATAAACAGAAGAAAATAGACATCAATATACCTAAACTCGATGATTTTATTCATAAATGTTATATTAATGTAGCCAGAAAGGTGTATAAAAATGTATATTTATTCGAATTGAATTGTCCCCCGTTGCAAATACAAAAATATGGTAGAGAATTAGAAACCATTGTGCAAGAATGTATATTAAATGCGGTAAGAGATAGTATACCAGTCGAGCAAATATTGAAAGCCTATATGGATGAAACTATTGAGGAAGATGTGGTTGAAGAAATCCAAGAACAAATAATTAGTCCACCACCTGTGGTAGAAAAACAACCCATATTTGAAGGAAGGGAAGGAGGTGGAGGAGGCGGAGGAAGTGGAGAAAGGGAAGGAAATGTTAGTTTGAAATTCAACGACATTGATGCAGTGATGACAACCAATGGAACCGAAGAATTGGTAACAGCGCCCAAATCAATAGAAAAATTAGAAGAAATAAGTGTGTTGCGAAACAGGCAACGAAAAATGGAAGAAGAGGCGGATGATGAAATACTTAAAATATCGAACGAAGAAGTATCTTTAGATACATTGGGCATGCAAACATTAAATCCCCCGGATATTAATTTAGACAATTCATTTTTGTTAGACGATATTGAAGTTTTAGGTTAAATTCATTGCGTTATATTACGTTTAAAAATCTAAAAATATATTTTACTATGAATAATATATTTTTAGTAGCAGGTGTCATATCTTGCATATACTTTGTCGGTAAATTTTTGGAAATGCGATATATAGATAACGAACCTAAACCATTAAAGATATTAGTTAGGGACACTTTGTTAGTTTATGTGAGTATAGTTTGTGGAAATTTTATAATAAATCAATTAGAACCCGTAATTAACGAGGTTGCCATTCAAGAAGTCCCATTAGCATTTACAGATAATCCACCGTTTTAAACCTTTTAACCTTTCAATTGCCGATTTATATAACCATGAAATCGCCGTAGGCGATTGCTCGGATATAACAAGGACAATTTATCGGTTACAAAGTAACAGTTGCCAATCACATCAAAATACGCCGACCCTTTGGGTTCGGCGTTTGAAATGTGAAATGGTGTAAAAACTTATTTGTTAGTTGGTTAGTTAGTTACCGTCCAGTCCATACTTTTACAAAGGGATGAATAAGATGCTTATTATTTATGTCATTGGTATAATCATCATAGGTATAATTAAATGCGCGCGTTGCTTTCACTATATCGCCAAATAAGGATTTTATGTTAACTAATTGTGGATATTCGACGCAAAATAGTAAACCCATAACGCGTTCTAATGCACATCTATCGGGTCTATTATGTATAGCATTTATTAAATTACTAATATTGTATTTACGTTCTAACATCTCTAAAAAATTCAATTGGATAAAACATTGACATCCAAAACATAAATTGAATTTCGCATTAGCCGACCCATCTAGTCCAAACATCATTGTGTTTGGCTCTAGTATTTTATGCAATAACGACCTATTGTTTTTCAAAGAATGAACAATGCGCCTAATGTTGGGTACATTATCTTTATCATAGGCGTGATGCCATAATGGTATAACGGGTAGCGAAAATGTTTCAAACTTGATTTTTTTATGTATGAATAGGCTGTCGTGAATAATTACCGCTTTGGGAAACCATTTGTATTTCAAATAATAATAAAAAGGCAATAGTTCACCACGTTTATGATGTTCCGATTGTATGATAGTAAGGTTTTGATAATCAAAATCCGCCTTAACAAAGTCGGGGTCGCTGTTGTCGTCAATAATAACAATTTGCCTTAAAGGATAAAGTCGTCTTATTAATTTAACGGCTTGGTTCCAATATTTGTTAGTTTGTTCCGAATTAACATGTCTTGTAATAATAAACCCATAATGCGACATAATATTATTATTATAATAAATACATATAATAATATTTTATATTGCGCCAAAATATGTACGGTTTTAAAATATGTACGGTTTTAAAATATGTACGGTTTTAAAATATGTACGGTTTTAAAATATGTACGGTTTTAACATATGTACGGTTTTAACATATGTACGGTTTTAATTAGCATAGGTAGGCAACTCATCAATATTTATGCAAATTTCATTTTTTAGAATGCGCTTATTTGGCACTAAATATTTATTAAATTCAGGACGTTCTAATTGCGCTTGTGGAGTATGTTTATGCACACATCTCGCAATCATTTTGTATAATTTAAACTCAGGATAACGTTCTGTTCCATTATTTTTATACAACACATTAATACCATTGTCGTCGATGCACCAATCGACTATTAATTTAACCAATGGAGAACATTTATTTTGCGGGCTCGATATGTTTTTTATCATATCAAAGTCATCCACTACATAATCAAAAATTGAGCAAGCCAATCTACATAAATCAAAACTAAAATTGGGCTCCAACCTGGGCTTATTATCATTGAAATACGGTTCGCAATTATACTGTGATGCCGCATCGCCACCATTTTTAAAACTATCACTACAAAAAATCTTGCCATTGAATTTATATATCGCTCTTCCAAAGTCTATTAATTTATATATTCTACCAAAAGTAGGTACCTTATATGTTTGTTTCTTATAAGTATAAAATATGTAATTTTTACTTGTTGGTATATACATTATGTTGCAAGTATGAAGGTCATTATGTGTAAATGAAAAAAGTTTTTGATAAGTTATTAAAATCATTATAATTTGCATTAATGCGGAAAACCAATCTTCGTCAGATAATTCGCCATTATCAATTAAATAGTCAAAAGTATTTTTGCAATTTTCCATACAAATAACTTGCACTGGAAATTTGGGGAATGTAAGCATAATTGTTTCATAAGTGGAATTATATGTGGTGTCAGACATGTCTTCGTAATTGTCATCATCATCCACTGCATTTTCATCTTCTACGTTATCATCTACTACGTGCTCATCTTCTTCTATGTTTTCATCTTCTAAATCACTATTTTCTAGTTCATTCTCATTCGTATGTGATGTTCTAGACGAACAATCCGACCCACCTTTTAGTGTTTCTGCCTTTTGACTACCCAACTCGAATAAATCGGAATTGCCCAATTCAACTAAATCGATATCCGCTTGTTTAATATCATCCAATGTTACTATGGATGACTTTGTGGGTGCATCATCAAAAATATTTTCAAACATATCATTATCAATGGATTGAATAGATAAATTGGATTTTAAACTAGAAATAGTTAGTGGTTGCAATGGTTTAGGTCTACCATCAACAATAATATGCGAATAGTCTTCAATATCAAACAATTTACCCTTATGCTTGTTAAAAAACTCGGAATGAACTAAATAATCTAGGTCATCAATCACGTTAATTGTATAGTTGTTTTTAATGGCTAAAAACGACCCGTAATAATCAAGACCATGAATAAATTGGTGTTCGTTCAACAATTGACTGGATAAAAATGAAAAAAATCCATCTACATAAGAAGAATTGTTAGTATCTTCCATTTTAGGATGCACTCGGACATCTTTGTTTATGGTCGGCAAATTAAATAGTTGCGAATTATTATAATTATAATTTCCAACTAAATACTTAAATGGGTCAAGAAGGGGTGCCATTTTAATAAATACTTGTTGCGTATTAGTCATATCTTCGTCGTCAGAGATATGTTTCGTTTTTCCTGTAAATACATTTGCATGTTTACTATCCTTAATATCGGACAATGCCCAAGAATGATTTAAATTAATAGAGTTCCAATTGGTCTGATTTAATGAAAAAAATCGGTTGTATATAGGTATATAATTCTGAACATTGGATATATCAATGTTCTTGTTAGTTTGAAATTTGTTAAACAGATTTGAATTTTTCCTTTTTTTGTAGTTTACAGATATAACCATTAGCTAATAATAATATAAATTAAAGTAATATTTAACTTATTATTTCAATATATTTCTAAACAATTCGTTCAAATAAAATATTATATATAATGTGTATATATACATATGAATTTAGAACTTAAACGGTTTGATATGAAAACAATCAGTTTTAAGCCCAATGAATCCAAAGGACCCGTTATAGTGTTAATAGGTAGACGTGACACAGGTAAATCATTTTTAGTTAGAGACCTGCTCTATTATCATCAGGATATTCCCATTGGTACAGTTATTTCCGGAACAGAAGAAGGCAATGGCTTTTATGGTAAGATGGTTCCAAAATTGTTTATACATAATGAATATAATACCGCTATTATTGAGAACATTCTAAAGCGTCAAAGAGGCGTGTTAAAGCAAATCAAACATG